TATTCCTTATAAGTCTAACCGAATGTAGCTTTCATTGTGCCGCCTCTACGACGATCATTTATTATCTCAGATTTAGTCATTTGAGCAATCTTAGGAGCCGCTTGAGCTATTATTCTCTTAACGCTATCGTCTCCATTAGCAGAGAAGTTAAAGTTCTGTACGACAGTAGTAGCACCGCCACCCTCCATCTGTACTCCTAGCTTACCATTAGCTCCACGTTTAAGCGGCATAATAGCTTCAGGACCAGCTTCTCCCATTAGTCCAGTTCTACCACCAGACATAGGGAATGTAGTAGGACCTCCAACTATTCCACCATCAGCGTAGGCTTGTACTTGAGATCCACCAGAGAATACACCACCGTCAGCGAAACCTGCTGATATAGCGGCTACCATTTTCTTAACAACCAAGACCCTATAGAGTTCTTTGATTATCTCAGATGCCATAGTCTTGAAGGCATCCTTAACAGAAACTGTACCATCAACCATAGACATAAAACCTTGCTCCATAGAAGCCTCTATAGAACTACGTAACTGATCTTGTTCTTCTAACTTTTCATTAAGTTTATCTTGAGCCTCTGCTCTATCGTATGCAATAAGTACACTCTGTTGTTCAGTTTCTAATAACTCTAAGGCTCTCTCGTACCTTGCACTACCATAACCTATACCTAATCTCTCTAGTTCAAGTTTTGTCCTGTATGTCTCATTAAACTGTTCAGCAACTAAAAGTTCTCTATCGTTAAGACTTTCTATCATTAATTGTTCTTGTGTACTTAATGCCAGAGTAGCTAAGAACTCTTTTTGAGCTTCTTCTCTCTTTTCATAAAAAGAAAAATCCTGTTTAGCAGGTGTAAGAGACATACTCATAAGAGCATCTTCATCTGAAAATCTTTGCTTGTATAGAAAAGTCTCTTCAGCAAACCTTTGATTGTAGGCTTTTGTTCTAGCTTTAGATACTTTTTCTACTAGAGCTATAGTCTCATCAGTCATAGTTACAGCTTGAGACATTAAAGACTCTTCATCTGCAAACCTTTGATTGTGCCTTCTAATGTCAGCTTCTTGATTCTTCTTAGTTAATTCAATATTCTCTTTTGATAAACTAAGTGTCATACCCATAACAGACTCTTCGTCTGCAAACCTCTGATTATGTCTCCTGATCTCAGCGTCTTGATTATCTTTAATCAAACCTATGTTTTCTTTTGACATACTTAGAGACATACTCATAAGAGCCTCTTCATTTGCAAACCTTACGTTATGCAACCTGACTCTTTCTTTTTCTTCTTCTTTGAGCTGTTTATCTATAATAGCCTGTTGTCTAGCTACCTGACCTTCAATAAGTTTTATCATAGCCTCGGTAGACTGCAACATACTTTCGCCAGCTTTTGAAGTAGGAAGCCTCTTAGTTATTCTACCTTCTTCACCATCTCCAGAAGAGGGTACAGCAACAGTCGGAGCTAGTACATTTCTAAACTCTTCAAGTGCCTTTAATTGTTCTTCTAGACTACCACCAACGAGGGCTTGCTCAAGGCCGTCTCTAGCACCCTCAAAAATCTTTTTGTTTACTGATAACCCTAGTTTATCAAAAGCTTTACTGTAGATATTCTCGTCACTAAGATCTTCCATATCCATGAAAGGGTTAATCATTAGTAAACCGAGTTGTTTAGCTGTCTCAAGAACCGTAGTAAATTTACTATTTGCTACATCTAACTTATCTATGAAAGAAATGATAGAGGCATCAAACTGGGCTTCAGCTATTGCTTTAGAACTTTCTGATATAGAGACCATTGCTAAAGAAGCGGAAGTTAAATTACCATTAGAGTTTAACTCATTGAGTTTATCTACAGCAGAGTTAATTTCATCTACTGAATTACCTACATCCTCCATAGCCTCTTTTAGTGTAGTAGCCTGTGTACCAGACTCCATAAACATTCTACCTACAGCAGAACCAATAGGTATAAGGATACCAAGTGCGGCTGATAGACCTACAGCGGCTCCCATGCTTAGACCAAGAGGGCCAGCAATCATAGGTAGTATACCTGCTAACTGAGAACCCTGTTGACTAAATGCAACGAAAGCGCTTGTTCCACCTTGAACCTGAACCGCAAAGTCACCAAACTGATAGCCAAGCTGTTGAATAGCCATGTTAGAGCCATTCATTTTATTCTTAGTATTACCTACGTTCCTATTTAGTGTGCCAGTAGAGTTAGATAAGAGGTCAGAAGTCTTAGCCGCATTTAATTGAGCTTTAGCGTACTTGTGTATAATGGGAGTAGCTTTTTGGTACGACATATTAGAAGTACGCATTTGCTTATTTATTCGTGTTAGACCTTTTCTGTATTCTTTCTCAGTAATAGCTTGCCTAGCTCTTGCATTAGCTAGTTTCTTAATGTTAGTCTCAAGTTTCTTAGTTCTATCTATAGCGGCTACTGTGCCTCTATCATCAACTGAAATTGTTAGTTGAATTTGACCTACATCGTTAGCCATTCGCTACCCCCATATAAACTGTATCGACACGTTTTATAGTTTCTATATCCCTAGAGGAAATATGTGTCTCAGTCAGTTCCTTCCATGCTTTAATTTCAATATAAGTTATCGGGTTAGGTCCAGAGAATCCCATAGTTCTACTGTTGCTTAATGCAATAAAGGCAGACCAGACATGAGACAGTAGCGATGGAAAATGTGTCGGGGGTTCCAGTGCTTCAGGTCTACGTCCAATCTGCCTTTCTACTTGTTCTAAATGTTCTCGTTCTGTAGTGCCATCCTTATCAGGTTTGTTGAGCTTAAACTGATGTTCAGCCCATTCACATAACTGATTAGTTAGGCTTTCGTAAAATCCAGAGAGTCTGCAAGTGCCTCCTCAATCTGATCTTTAATCCAAAACACTTCATCGTAAAGTTGTTTAGCTTTAGCAATGGAAAGTTTAGGTTGCTCTTTGTTGTAGGTTATATTCCACTCGGAAGTTATCTTAGATAACATATCAAGTGTAGCCTTCTCCATCTCTTGAGCAGTTATATCTGTCTTCTTACTAGACTGCATGTCTTTAAGACGTTTATTAGTTTGTTCGTGCATTAACTCTTTGTACTCTTTAGAGTGAGTAGCATATACAACAATAGTCATATCTGTCTTGTCTTCATTCTTAAGTACAACACCAGTGTTAGGGTGCTTTAGTTTTACTTCTACAGTATTACTTGTAGGTTTTAGATCCATTAAATCCATGTCGAGTTCCTTTGTGGGTATCGGGTGAATTATGTTAAGTGTGAGGACTTCCAACCCGACTCAGAAGCCCCCACTAACCTTAGCTAAGGTATTACTTTATGAAGGTCGTGTGATCTTCAAGTTAGTTGCTTCAGTTGCATCATATAGAGCAACGAAGGACATGCTAATCATTCGGCTTGTAGGTCCATCTACGCCAACATCAGCACTGTTAATTTTGACTTTAGGGAATTGGAATGTATAAGCGTTAGTTCCTGTAGGATCGTTAACTGATACTTCAATCTCTGTTTCTGTTTCGTTAAGGAAACGGTTAATTAATGCCGCATCCTCGAAGTAAGCTGTTAGTGTACCTTCAACTTCTGCTCTACCATACTCTAGTGATGGTGCGCTATCATCTCCGATTACGAATGTAGGTGCGAAGGAATTAGTTAGAGTGAAGTCTAATGCAGTTACGATAGCTACGTTAGATGCTCCACCTACGTTACCTATACCGATGTCACCTGAGTAAGCATCAAATGGTGCGGCTCCAGAAGCGGCATCTTGTGTCTTCTCTGTAGCACTTATAGTCATATTCTTACCTACCATACCGAAGGTAGTTGCTACCATCTGGTTAGGTGCGAGGGAAATAGCCATAGTGGAAACTGAACAACCTGTAAACAAACGAGCTTGATCTATGTCAGCGGCATAATCTTCTATAGAGAAGAACTTAGGTGTTGTGCCTACTTTAAGTACGTCAGTTGACCAAGTACTTAACATGGCTGATTCTAGTATGTCGTCGTAGTCAGCATCTCTGAGATCTACAACAATGTCCCCAGCTACTTGTCTGTTGCCGTGGCGATCTACACGAGGCATACGGTCAGCTTGGATGTCGTTACCAGCTACACGGTCTTTAGTTAAGTTTAAAGAGTGTGTGCTGAAAGGAAGGTTAGTAAAGTTGCCAGCAGGTGTCGTACCGAAAGTGCTTTCAGTAATAAAAGACAGGCTGGAGCGTGAACCCTGTGCAAAGGCCATGATGTATTCTCCTAGTTATTTATAAATGTACCACCCGATATTAATCGGAACGTAGTACCAAGGGCTGTCAATCAAACCTTGTTGCCTTTCAGCATAGTCGATTGATAATTTAATTGTTTCTGATTCTGCGTTAGTAAACGATATGTCAGTTGTAGCTTGAAATGCGTCTATAACTTTGTTAACATAACCGTCTGCGGTTGAAGGTCCGTTACCTTCTGGTGTAAATACTGTAACAGCAAAGACACCTTGATACCTGAGTTGAGGATTTAAGCCCCTTACAGCAGGTCTAGTCACTGTAGGCAAGTACATTACTCTAATAAAGCTAGTACCTGTTGTCGGCTCAAATGCTACGTTCTCGTAAGCGATGTCGGGTAAGTTAGCCGTTGTAGAGATGTGTGTCTCAAGTGCGGCTCTTATATCATTATGTATACTAGCCATATTTATTCCTTACTCTCTCAAATATTTTATAAGGTTGTGTAAGTCTCCAGTTAGCTCCACCTTCCTCTACATCTATAGCGTGAGGTGAGCCATTCCTAAGAATAATAGTATCTCTGTAGTTAAAGTCTTGTATACTATTTATATCGTTTAACAGGTTGTTAAGACCTTCTGTTGCCATAGATACTTTGTCTTGTTCTTTAGGTCTTCCTTCAGAGGACTTACCTCTAGGTCTACCTGCACCAACACCGTAAGAAAAGGATGTTATATAAGCACCAGTATCTACCGTAGGAGTAGATATATTTATAGTATAATCAGCTATTTTTTCTAATCTATCTTTTACAGCTAATTCTACTGCCATATCAACTTTACTTTTTAACTTAGATATAGTTTTTTCTAGGTTTACTACCTGTTTCATATCTTACTCCTGTACATCACATATGTAACACATAGCGACACCGTTAGAGAATATAGATACTGCTCTTGTTACTTTAACTGTATCACCATTACCTATGATTAAGTCGTCAGGGAATGGATCTATACCTACTCCAAGGTAAGGTACTACACACTTACGTACACCTCTAATAACTTCTTCAGGGTTAGCACTAGAATAGTCATAGAAGTAACCAGTGAAGCTATAGTCAGTTGTAGATGAACCTACTACAGATCCTGTAGATGGATTATAGCTACCCCCCGTAGTAATTTTACGTAGTGTAAGTGTTTCACCAAAATCTTCAACCAACTTGAGTAAGTCAAATGCTCTAAAAGACATATGTTACTCCCCTTCTATTCGTATTCAGGTGTTTGGTAGCTTGGTGGGTTCTTAAATCTATCTCTTCTGAAAGAGCCTTCAATGCGGTTAGTGTTCTGTCTTATAGATTCTACTTTACTCTTAGTAATGCCACCAGCTAGTACCCCTACCGAAGCACCTGAAGTTTTACCTTGATACTCTAAGTTGTCTGCTAGTGAATTATAGTGTGTAGCTAAGTCAGAGTAGTCAGCTTTTAAAGCTCCACTAAGTTCTGTGTTTACTTTCCTAGAATACTTAGATGCTATAGCTCTAGCAATCCAAGCTCCAGAGTAGTAGACGTTATCACCATTCTCCGATAAAGAGAAAGTAACTTCTTCGTTTTGTACTTGCTGGTCAGTTGTATCAGTGTCACCAACCAACAGTCGTACTGTATTGAGACGACCAGAAGCCGTAGTTGTATTTAGATCCGTTGGATCGTAAGACCAAGCCATTCAGTCGTCCCCTTTGTTTATTCTCCGAGAATGTTATCTCTTATTTTATAGTAATCTTCTGTTATCCAGCGATTGTTATTTAAGAACCGACGAATAAGACCTCGTTGCTTATCATCTATCTTTGACTTCTTACACTTCTTAGTATTAAACTCTGCTGTGCTAGAGGTTCTACTCTTAACTTCACTGTTAAGTAAGTTCACAAGTGTTTCGAGTTGCTTACCAGAGAACTCTGATAGTCTATCTCCAACCTTTGTCTGAACTACTAATTCTTCATTGTGGTACAAGTAACCAGAAGCATATAGTATTGCAACTTTATCTTGATGCAAACCTCGCTCTAACCAGTTAAAGTGATCTCCACGTTTCCAATCTCGATTGTCTGCGCTAATAGGCATTTTTATAAAGACAGGCCAATCTACCTGCCATCCCAAATATGATGGGTGCATAGGACTACTCCGTTGTAAGGATACTGTTATGTTCTTTTATTATTTGGGTGCAACCCCAAGCAACTAAGCTCAGGGTTCACCAGTATGTTATATATTTAAGTTCTTACTGAACGATAGCGTTAAAGAAGTATCCTAAGTCAGCACCGACGACTTTCATGTCGTATGCCATTTTAACTTGGATATGTTCTGCAACTTGCTGACGCTTAAGAGCATCGTCAGAATATGATTCAACAGTAACACCTAGGTTGTTTACACTTGGGATATTGTTCCAAGCGAATGTCAAACCAGCCGCAGGTGTCATAAGACCTGAAGAGCGTGGTGTGTGTACTAGTAAAGCATTTTTACCGCCGATGAAAGCAGATGATTCTGCTAAACCTTCAGCTCCAGTATTTTCTACTGCTTCCATTACTAGGAAGTTTTCCATTCCGAAGATTTCAGCTAACTTACCGTCTGTGATCAATGCAGGGTTGTTGATAGTAGAACCACCATTCAAACGTGCAAGGATGTCAGGGTGGTTAACCAAGATGTCACGAACTTCTTTACCAACAACCATTGTGTTTGGCTTGAAGCCGCCAGATACTAACTGCATACCACGTGCGCCAGTTGTTACATCTGATATAGGTGTTGAGTTTGTGTAGTCGTTCCAGTAAACTGGAGTTCCAGCACCACTAGCCGCACCAGATACTTCTGTTGTCCAAACGCCAGTTTTGAAGAATGTATCTGCAAATGCTTTTTCACGATGGATTAAAAGACGGTTAGTAAGTGTTTCTGCACCAGCAGAACGGATTTCTAACATTGCATCTTCGTTAGCAAGTGTTTGCTCATCGAAGTCCATACCTAGACCATATACGTCTGCGAAGTATGAAGAGTTAGAGATTGCCATACCAATACGGTTCACTTCTGTACGTGGTGCTAATTTCTTAACATCACCAGAGCGATTCATATTCGCACGATCATAAATGTAGTATTTATCAGACTGTCTTTGTACGCCCACTGTTGGGAATACTTTGTCAGCGATAAAAGTTGATTGTTCTTGTACATAAGCAAGCGTTAAGTTAGATAACGGCTGATCTATATGTACTGAAGAGGGAGTTAATAATGGCATTATGTTGTTCCTTTAAAATGCTGATTTAGGCCGCTACGTTGCCACCTTGGATCATTTCTATTTCGATGATTTGTCCATCTACACCAGCTTCACGGGCATAGCCTAAGATAACGTCACCAGTTGCGGCTGTTAAAGCATCACCTGAAGCGTCTGTTTGTACTGCGGCTCCAGCGGCAATAGTACCACCAGCAGTTACCATTACTGAACCAGAAACGGTTACAGTTACAGCGTTGCCAGCAGTTCCACCTACGATGCAAACACCGATAGCGTTTTCGCCAGCAGAATCAGCTAGGTCTACTTGACCATCTGACTCAAGAGTTACGAATTTGAATTGTGCTGAAGATAAATCTTCCCCAGCGATGAAAGTACGGTTGTCACGAGACTGCATTACCGCCATGATTATTCCCCTTTGTAGGTTTTGTTAATAAGTGACTTACCTTCGTCAGTCTTCGCTACAACAGCGTAAGCCTTTGCGTATTCACTTTTCTTTAGTTGGTTGTCGTCCATGTAGGACTTTACAAGACTATCTAGTTTGTCTGAAGATGAGGCGAACTCACCATCTACATCTGACTTACCAAATTCTTCCATAGATGCGCCAATAGATGCGTCACACGCCTTTAGTGCTTCCATGATTTTTTCTTCTTCTGCGAACTTCTCTACTAAAGACTTAGCTACAGCTAAATCAAAGTGTGGTAGAGCTTCTTCAGCACTCTTAGTTAGAGCAACATCAGCTTTTTCTAAAGCCGCCGCTTCTAGTGCTTTAAGGACTGGTGCAGGGATGTCAGACTTAGCTACCATCTCACCTTCTATGTCCATCATTTCTACTTCAGCTTTCTTTTCGATTGCATCAGCAGTTATAACGTAGCCGTTGTCTATAAGACCTTTACGAAGTGTTTCATTCTCAGCTTTCAGTGCTTCTACTTCAGCTTCTAGAGGATTAACCTCTTCTGCCTTCTCAGCAACTTCTACTTCTTCTGCAACTTCTTCAGCTTTTTCCATGTCATATCCAAGGGCTTTCATGGCGTCTGCACGACCACAACCTTTGTCTTTCATGTAAGCGGCTACTTTGGTTTCCATTTCTTCATTCATTTTATTAATACCTTCAAAGGAATTGTCACGCTTGAAGAGGCTAACCATTGCCTGTGCATTGGCTGGACGATCCACTAGGGAAAGTTCTTCAAGGTGCAAGTTTTTTAGGAGATTAGGCAAGTTAGATTTCCTCCTTAATAGCACGTCCACCTATAGAGAACGCGGCGAGTTCACCAGACTTCACCATTGCCCAGACATCATCGTCGAATACTTTGTAAGCGACAACCCATCCTTCACGGTCAGACTGGATACCTAGAGAATCACCTATTTCTTTAGTGATTGGGAGTGAGTGTACAACGACACCTACTTGATCCCCAGTATGCATAGCCTTGCCGACTCGCACATGCTCCATAAATTCATTAACAGCTTTCACAAGAGTGTCAGCCTCTATTACATCACCTTGTCGATCTACTACAGCGTCACCCTTTTCGGTTACTACTGAAGCCCAACCATAGACTAATCGTTGTTCATCGTCAGTCTTAAGGATCTTACCTTCAATATCTGCTTTAGTCATATCACCCACCGATGTATTTGATTGCCACATACGACATGACCAATAGCCAGCAGTCGTTTTATCTTTCTTACTGTCACAGTTATGTCTAGCTCGAAAGTTAGCTCTAGCTTTAGGATCATCCCGACGAATTTCCATGTTAGGATCTCCGAATGTAACTCTCTTAACTCTATCACCAGACTGTACAAAGACTTCAAACTTCTTGTTGCCACCTTGTATACGTCTAGGCTTGTTTAAAGTAACTTTCTCACCTTGATAATCAGCCTTAGCAAACTCTGTCTTCATGATCTCTTGTACAATGACCCTGAGAGCCTCTATACGATCCACTGAGGGGGCTTTAGCTTCTTCTGTAGGCTCATCCCCACTGTAGTAGGCTAGATACGCCTCATGGCTCTCTGCTGGCATGTACACAGCCTGTCCATCATAATCAGATACGTGAATAGCTCCACCAAGTCCTAAATCCATAGATCTAGAGATAGCTTCAGGCTCTGTTGTAAAGATATCGTTAGCGTATTGTGCTTTACGTAGAGTAGATAGCTTATGTCCTACCATTTGACCTGTAGGCTTACCTTTATCATCAATTATTTCAATACGTGCCGCAGGTTCTTCTTTTGTACCTGTTATCTTTACTGGAATATTAGGTACTGTACCATCTCTTACAACTTGACGTACAATACCACGAGCAGTTCCACCAGACGAGTTCCAAGATACTTTAGATCCTACTTTCATAATAAATTACCTTATGTTTCATTCTTAATTAGTACACCTTGAAAAGATGCGGCTATTGGGTTGTTAGTAGTATTTGTAGAAACTCTTATCTCTACATCAGTCTTCTCTGCAAACTCTTGTGGGTATTTAAACAACTGTTTAAGTTGATTGCTTTGCAACACATTGATAAATCTAGTTCTAAATACATTAGATCCAAAGTCACGAGTGTGAAAACTAGCATTTACTCTTTTGTTTGCTAGACTAAGTGCGGCAGTAATATTAATCTCATCTAAGTATAGCGTATGTCCAGCAGGTACTGTGTATGCGGCTATCTGTGTTTGATTACCTATACTAAGGTTAGCGTATACTGTACCGTTAGGTACTCCACCTGTAGCTCCAGAAGATCCTATGTATATAATGCCACCAGAAGTTCCAGATGAACCTGCTAAAGTAACAAAGGCTCTATATACTCTCAGATACGACAACTGAGTAGTTACTTGTGTCTGACCGTTTAGAGTTATAGTTTCTTCTATCTCTACGTAGTTCTCATCTAGACCTTGTATAAGTATTGTGTTAGCACCTGAGCCACCACTTGTGTCATTTACGCTTGTACTGCTTACAAACATAGTAACTGCACTATCTAACCAAGGATAGTCACCACCTTGTTCCCATACAGTCTCTTCATCTCCATTTACATCTGGATTGTATCCAAACTTGTATAGAGTTCTATACCCTAATGTATGGCCTCTTGAGATAGCCAAATCAGTATGATCGTATATTCTTTTAGGCCAACCACCAAACATCTGCTGTACCACCTGTTCATATTGTTCGTTAGGGTCTGCGGCATCTTCTACATCTGGTCTACCTGTTAAGATACCACCAGCAGAAAATGAGTTAGACTGAGTTATAGATGTCGAGTTTAATACTGGTGTGCCAGTAACAATAGGAGATGCTGTACTTACCTCATCCTCTATTGCTGTAGCATTAGATACTATAGGAGAACCTGTATCAGTATTACTTGTAGTTAGTATGTGTAACTGTACTACAGTGGAAACAGAGACTACAGGTTGACTTGTTGTAGTATTACCTGTAGTTAACTCATGTAACTGACTTACACTAGAAGTAGAAACTGAAGGTTGACCTGTAGTAGTATCGTTTGTACTTAAGTTCTGTAGTTGAACTAAAGAAGAAGTAGATACTACAGGTTGGCCTGTTGTAATGTCTATTACGTTATTGACATGTACTTGAGTTATTGCAGTACTTTGAACTACAGGAGCAACAACAACAAAGCTATTTGCACCTATGTAGTTCTCATTGATAATAGGCTCACTAGCTTGAGTGAGTATTAAACTGCTATTTTCCTGTAGAATCCTGCTTGTCATGCTTAATGACCTCTATTATGCAGGATCAGGTATACCGATAGTAAATGACCCTAGTGAAAAAGTATTACCAGATGAAACAACCTGACTTGCAGTAAGAGAACCTGTCGCAAGAAGACGGGTATTAGTAGTATCTATTATTGCGTAGTGAGTTGCTGTACCGTTTCCAGTTATTGAGCCATCTGATATTGCGGCTACTACCACTTCACGTCCACCACCTGATCGGTCTGTAGGTGAAGCAATAGAAAGACTTGTAGAATTACCTAAAGTATAAGTAGAAGAGGCTTCTGAGTAGCTTGTAGCTTCTTGAGATGTCAGGTCAATACGGTTAGCTTCTGTGTCTAAGACAGTAAGCCCGTTATCTAGAACTCTATTATTTAAAGTTGCCATATTATTCCTCTACTTCTGGTTCTGGGGCTACAGTAACATTCGGATCGTAATCTAGTTCAGCTATATCCATAAGGTCTTGGATAACCTCTGGGTGATCACTGACGTTAATGTTTGCACCGTTAAGGTTGCGTAAGAAGGATGCAATCTCACGTAAGTCGTGAGGAGCAACATCACCAGCTTCAATAGTTGGCATTAAATCATAGTTCAGACCGTTCAACTCCCACAGTCGCTCGACCAACTGTTTGTTGAGAACATCTGTGATAGCTTGGATGTAACTCTCAAGCGCACGAAGGAACAGGTCTGTCTTCGACTTGGATAAGGCGTAAGAACCACCTTGAGATCCTAGTAGAAGAAACTCGGATAACATTGATCTTGCTATGTCATGCTGATAACGCTTAACAATAGGATCTATGTCTATATTACGTTTACCATTAGAAGCCATAAGTTCTATATCAACCAACCTTTGGTTAGTAGGAGAACCATCTTTATCTGGATAGCTGTCAGAAGGTAATATTATGTAACCTTGCTCATTGAACTTAACATCTCTAAGGATCTGTTGTAAGTTTCCAACGAAACCTGATTGTGCGGCAGAAGCATCCCCTGATAAGTACTCAGCAGGTATACGAGCTACTGGAATACCAGCTAACTCACGCTCTACTGCAATAGCTTCTATAGCTTGCAGATTATTAAGGTATTCATAAGAAGTATAAGCATTACGAAGAATAGAACGACCAGATGGGTCACCGTTAAGGCTAGTTGTTCTATAGTAAAGAGACTTATTAGTAGGTATATAGT